AGTGGGTTCTGAGGGCTATTTACACGCTATTCCTAGCAATATCCCACCCAAATTAGGGGTAAATTGGGAAGCATCTAAGCAAATTCTGTATTACTTGAAGTCAATCGACTACCGACACATTGAAGAATTGGTTGGAGATGATGTTTATAGCCTAAACCCTAAGTCTGACGGGCTATTTAACCCACTACCTAACGATGGATGGAAGAAAGATTGGGTAAAAACCGCCCAACACATGAAAGCCATGAAAGGAGTTGTAACTGTAGATACTGGTACGGCTCATTTAGCTGGTGCTTTAGGGGTTAGAACCATTGTTTTGCTACCTAAAGAAGAATTTGTCTGTTGGCGGTGGAAAAACGCCCGTTGGTACGACTCTGTTGTATGCCTAAGACCCCATGAATATGACCAAATACCTGAACTTATAAGGAGAATGTGATGATTTGCCCTAAGTGTGGTTATTCTGAAAGCAACCATGTTGTAACTAAGTCAGATAAAGAACATTATTTAGACTTTTGGGGGTTTACCCTAGGTACACCTGAAGCTGAAGAAGCATGGAAGCAGAAGCAAGAGATGACCGCCAAAGAAGCACCAATGGTTATGTCAGACATTGAAGGCTATGTATCGCAAGTAGATGGTTCTTGGATTAGTAGCCGAAGTCACCATAGAAGCCATTTAAAACAACACCGCATGATTGAATTAGGCAATGATGTGCCAAAACAACACAAGCCTGTGGAATTAAGCCATAAAGACAAAGAAGCCCGTAAACGCAAGATTGCCGAGCTTGCTTACGCTAAATTAAACTATCGTTAAGGAGCAATCATGGCAGACCGCAGAGAGATGTTGGAAGCAGCAATGAATGAAGTTGAAATAAAAGACGAACCTCAAGAGGTGGAACATGAGGAAGAGGAAATACCTCAAGACGAACCTACTCGCAATGAGAAGGGACAGTTTGTCGCTGAAGATAAAGCGGTGGCAGAGGAAACGAGCATTGAGGCTGTTGCAGAAGATACGGATGAACCCGAACAGCCCGAAGAACAGCCTGAGAGTAGCAATATACCAAAGCCTACGACTTGGAAGAAAGACCTTTTACCTCTATGGGATAAGATAGCCAAGGGAGAAACATTAACTAAAGATGAAAGCAAAAAACACCTTGAATACCTTAACCAACGAGAGAACGAGTTTAAAAAGGGCGTTAGCGTATATAAAGCGGAAGCGGAACGAGCAAAGGCTCTTGAGGAAGCAATTAACCCGTTTGTCCCCGAACTCCAATCACAAGGAATACACCCTGCCGCATGGATAAACAACTTGGGTCGTGCCCACATGATGCTTGTAAAGGGAACTCCTCAACAAAAAAGAGAAATGTTTCATACACTTGCAAGAGATTATGGTGTAAACTTAAATGAAAGTAATGAACCGCAACAACCAGTTGACGCATATACACAACAGTTAATGCAACAACTTTATCAAGTTAATCAAGAGGTTAGCACGATAAAAGGGCGGTTTGAGCAAGAAGAACAAGCTCGTTTAAGTAATGAAATTGAACGAGTAAGAAGCGACAAAGAGCGGTTTCCGCACTTTGATTTGGTGAGGGAAGAAATGGCTCAACTACTTGAGCTAGGTAAGGCCCAAAACCTTGAAACGGCTTATACGAAAGCTGTGAGGATGAACGATGAAGTTTGGGCAGTTGAACAAGATAGACTCTTGTCCTCTGCAAAAAAACAAGCATCTCAATCCCAGCAAGTAGCACGAGCTAAAGCAACGGCTGTTAGCCCAAAATCCGTTACTCCTAACGGAACACAAGCGAAAGTCGAAGCAAAGGATAGGCGTTCTCTACTAATGGCTGGATTAGCCGATGCAGAGAGCGGTAGGCTTTAACTTAACTTAATAAAGGATATATCATGGCATTTGCAAACTCAGCAATCACCGATATTATCGCTACCACCATTCAAAGTCGTAGCGGTGAATTGGCTGATAACTTAACGCAGAACAATGCGATTCTGCAAAGACTTAACTCTAAGGGCAATGTACGCCCATTTTCAGGTGGTAATGTAATCTTGGAAGAAATTTTCTATGATGACACAACTACTAACAACGCTAGTTCCTATAGCGGATATGAAGTATTGAACATTACTCCTGATAGCCCAATCTCGGCCGCTCAGTTCAAAATTGCTCAGTACGCTGCATCGGTAACCATGAGTGGTTTAGAAATGCTCCAAAACAGTTCTAAAGAAGCAATCATTGACCTCATTGATGGTCGTATGCAAGTTTCTGAAGCCCGTTTATTGAACCGCATTTCAGGCGATTTGTATGGTGACGGAACAGGTAATGGCGGTAAGAATGTGGATGGTTTGGCTGCCGCAGTAGCAGTTTCCCCAACCACAGGTACTTATGGTGGTATTAATCGTGCCAACTTTACCTTTTGGCGTAACCAAATTACCACAGGTGCAACTTCAGCAACGATGCTTGCTAAGATGACCGAAGCCGCTATTAAGCAGATTCGTGGCACAGACAAGGCTGACTTGTACATCGCTGGTAACAATTTGTATCAGTACTTTGTAAACGCATTACAAGCGATTCAGCGTATTACTACCGAAGAAAGTGGTGCAGCAGGTTTTGCATCACTTAAGTTTTACGGAGGAGGCACGAGTGCCGATGTCGTTTTGGGAGGCGGTATAGGGGCTCAAGAAAATACAAACTATATGTATCTCTTGAACACCAATTACATCTTCTTCCGCCCACACAAAGAGCGTAATTTCGTACCTATCGGTGGTGAGCGTCAAGCCATTAACCAAGATGCGATTGTTAAATTGTATGGATTTGCTGGCAATATGACCACAAGCAACGCACAGTTGCAGGGTCTTTTGACAACTTAATCAATTAACCTAAAAAAAGGAAATTATCATGGCTTATTCAGTTCTTCCTATTGCAGGAGTTGATTTAAACAATGTCACTCCTGACAGTTTTTCATACACAGCAGGCACTACTGCTATTGACATTCCAGCGTTTGCTCCCTTGGGAACACAAACTTTTGGAAATGATGGCTTTCGTTATGTGTTTGCACAAGCGGGTGTAGCAATTGCGGCATCTGCTGCAACTTGCATCATCAACGCCTCAACATTCCAAGTAACTTTGGGTGCTACAGGCACATACTTGTCAGGTGCTTCTATGGCATCAGGCGATTATGGTTGGTTCAGCAAGGCTAGTGTTTAATACACTTTTGTAGTAAAAACAAAGGGTTACTCTTAATTGGGTAGCCCTTTTTTCTTTTAACCCTAACCACTTAGGAGCATTACATGGCAATAGATAGCGATAACCAAGACGCAGATTCACGCTTGGCAGTTAAGTTTTACAAGCGAGCCGTTCAACTAGAACACGAATCAAGCGAAGCTGGCAGACCTATATTCAAAGACTTTGACTTTGTACGCATTATGGTCGCTGGAGATAACTTAACCGAAATTGACACTTATGCAAGGGATAGCCATAAACAACGCTTTCCAAAGCAATGGCTTCAATATCAGGCAACCCAAGACTCTAGTAGCGATATGATGGGCACACCTTTAGAACAATGGACTTTAATTAGTCAATCCCAAGCCCAAGAGTTAAAAGGTATCAAGTTTTATACAGTCGAATCTATTGCTAATGCTTCAGATTACCAGTTACAGCGTATTGGAATGATTGCGGGTATGCAACCTCATTCATTTAGGGACAAGGCTAAAAGCTATTTAAACCTTGCTTCCGAAACCGCAGACGCTAGTAAACGGGATGAAGAAATTAATCAGTTAAAGCAAGAACTTGCCAAAAAAGACGAGGAAACTGCTAAAATGAAGGCTGAAACTGATGCGAAGCTCGCCCTAATGCAAGAACAAATGGCGGCTGTACTTGCGGCAGTTGGTGAGAAAAAAACTCGTAAACCAAAGGTCGTAGAGAAAGTCTAATATGTCATCAACGATGCTCCAACTTGTTCAGCAGACCACTAGCGAGCTAAACCTTGCTATTCCTACCTATGTGGCGGGTAATACTAATCAGGATGTTCAACAGGTTCTAGCCCTAATGAATCGTCAAGGCTATGACTTGGTAAAAGAATATGATTGGCAAGCTCTACAGTTGGAGTATCGGTTTTATACCGATGCACAAACCTTTACAGGCAATACAGTTAGCAACGCTAGTTATAACATTATTGTTACAGGTGACGCTACAGCCCTAAATAGCAATTACACCATTACAGGAACAGGCATTAACCAAGATACCTATGTGTCAAGCGTAACTTACAACTCTGGCACAGGTTTATCGACCATTGTTATGAGTCAGTTAGCTAGTGGTACATATACAAGCGTAACTTTTACCTTTTCGCAAACTAAGTACCCTTTACCCAATGATTTTGAAACCATTACAGACAATACTCATTGGAATAAGACAAAACATTGGCAAATGCTAGGCCCTGAAGATGCCCAACAATGGCAATGGCTAAAGTCGGGTTATATCTCGACAGGCCCTCGCATTAGGTGGCGTATTCTAGGCGATAAGTTCCAAATTTGGCCACCATATAATACAAATGAGTATTTAGGTTTTGAGTACCGCTCAAAAGGCTGGGCAAGAAGTGCTGCTGATGCAGTTAAAAACAGCTTTACTGTAGATACCGATACGACCATATTTGACGATACAGTCTTGGTTTTAGGTACAAAACTTAAGTATTTCCAAATTAAAGGGTTTGATACTACTTCCCTACAAGCTGATTATTTCCGCTATTTGAATGTTGCTAAAGCCAACGACAAAGGCTCTGCTACCCTATCGTTTGCACCATACCCAAGCAAAGTCTTAATTGGTTACGCTAACATTCCAGACACTGGCTATGGGACTTAATGATGTTTCCAGCGAATGCCATTTTTAATTCGACTAATAAGGCTTTGTTTTACGCCATATTCTTCCGCAATAATGCGTTGAATTCTATTGTCCTTACGAATGGCATCAACTTGAAATTGTTTCAATTTAGCCCAATTACAGCGTTCTCCACTATTACTGGTGTTATGTCCAAACTTATCAAGAATGTTATTTTTGTGAGTATCCCAACGCAAATTTTCAACATGGTTATTGAAAGAGTTTCCATCGTTATGGCAACCTTCCATTCCTTCAGGGCAAACACTAACAAATGCTTCAAGAACAAGTTTATGTGGTTTTCGAACATATGGCTTGTTTTCTTTCCAAAGGTTTACAAAAGGTCGATTAAGTTTTTTATCAACGCTAATTTTTTTAAGTTTTTTCTTTTTAAAGGAACGAACATTTCCATGATTAGAAACTTCATACAAACCTTTAAATCCAACAACATCACGCCATTCTTCCATAAGAATCTCCGTTATCACAATATGGGGATATTATAACATGGCGGTAGCTCAACAAAGACGGGCAGTTACCGCTTCCGTTGCCGCCCCGATTGGTGGTTGGAACGCTAGGGATTCTGTCGCTGAAATGAACCCCTTAGATGCGGTGGTTCTTAATAACTTTTACCCTACCCCATCACAGATACAGCTTAGAAAAGGCTATACCCAATTTGCCACAGGCATTACTGGGCAAGTTGATACCCTAATGCAGTATTCAGGCGGTAGTACTAGTAAATTATTTGCTGCGGCTGGTAGCGTCATTTATGATGTTTCTAGTGGTGGCGTGGCAACTTCTGCTGTGACAGGATTAGGGAGTGACCGATGGCAGTATGTAAACGACTCTACTACAGGGGGTAACTTCTTAGTTGCAGTCAACGGAACAGATGCCGCCCTAATTTATGATGGTACAAATTGGGTTAAATACGCCACTATTAGCACCGCCCAAACAATAAGTAACTTAACAAGGTCAGGAACTACTTGCACCTTAGTAACTAGCTCGGCACATGGTCTTGTAACAGGTAATCAAGTCACTATAACGGGTGCAAGCCCTGCTGCTTATAACGGCACATTTAAAATTACTGTGACCAACAGCACGACTTTTACTTATACAGCACTATCAGCCCCAGCTACTAGCCCTGCAAGCCCATTAGGGTCATATACAGTTGCTAAATTCATTACTGGTGTAGATTCTAGTAACCTAATTCATGTTAATTTGCATAAAGACCGCCTTTATTTTGTAGAAGAAAATACTTTAAATTTTTGGTATTTAAGTGTTAACGCTATTAGTGGTGCTGCAACTTCCTACCCATTAGGTGCTATTGCTCGCAATGGTGGTTACATCATGGCAATGGGTACTTGGACACTAGACGCAGGTTACGGAGTTGATGATTACGCTGTTTTTGTTACAAGTAACGGAGAAGCTATTGTTTTTAAAGGTTCTGACCCATCCGACCCTACCGATTGGTCATTAATTGGTGTATGGCAATTAGGTCAAGTCTTTGCTAGACGATGTTTCTTTAAATTTGGTGGAGATTTATTGCTAATTACCCAAGACGGAATCGTACCTTTGGCAGGTGCGTTGCAATCCTCTCGATTAGACCCCCGAATTAACATTACCGACAAGATATACAATGCTGTAAGCGAAGCCGCAGACCTTTATAACGCAGAATTTGGTTGGCAAATCCACTATTACGCTAAACAGAATATGTTGATATTAAATATTCCTGTAATTGGTGGTCAACAACAGTATGTCATGCACAACATCACTAAGGCTTGGGCTAGTTTTACTAACATCAATGCCACTTGTTTTGAGGTTTATGACGAAGATATGTATTTTGGGGGTAATGGGTTTGTTGGTAAATTTTGGGATGGACTGTCAGATAATGACACCAATATCAAGGCTTCTTGCCAACAGGCGTATAGCTATTTTGACGCTAGAGGGCAGTTAAAACGATTTACTATGGTACGCCCTATCCTCTTTACCGATAATGGCACACCGACAGTTTTATGCGGTATAAACACCGATTTTGACACCCAAAACAATGTTGGACAGGTTAGTTTTAACCCTGCCTTAATTTCTGTGGGTGTTTGGGATACTTCTACATGGGATGACTTTGATTGGGGCGGTGGAAACACAATCTCTAAACAATGGCAAGGCGTGACAGGTATAGGTTATGCAGCAGGTATTATTTTAAGTATTGCAACGCAAGATATTGATGTGCGGTGGGCTAGTACAGACTATGTAATGGAAAGGGGTGCTGTTCTGTAAATGCGACAAGTTACGACTGAAAACCAACGCTATTTGGGGGAATGGTTAGTTCGAATCCTTAACTTTCCCTTACCTGAAACCACCCAATGTATCGGGCAGTTAAAAGACGGCAATTTGGTAGCAGTAGCGGGTTATACCAATTTTATGCCAAAGGCTTGTGAGATTCATATTGGTAGTGTTGGTGAGCATTGGGCTAGTAAAGATTTTATATGGGCGGTATTTGATTACCCCTTTAATAAACTTGGACTTAGCGTTATACTAGGGCAAATCTGTGCTGATAACACAGATGCCCTAAAGTTAAACCGACATTTGGGCTTTAAGGTTGTAGCTGAAATACCTGATGCCCACATGAGTGGTGATTTAGTGATTATGGCTATGAAAAAAGAGGAGTGTCGGTTTTTAAACATCCGATGCTCTTTAAACAAGGGAGAATAGTATGGGTGGTGGTGGATTTTTAGGATTAGGGCCTGCTCCAAGTGCCCCTGCACCCCCTGATTATACGGGGGCTGCGAGAGTAACTGCGGAAGAAAATGTAAATGCTGCACGAATTGCAACTGCGGCTAATCGGGTTAATCAAGTCACGCCCTATGGCAGTCTTAAGTATGATATTACTGGTGCTGACCCATACGGCAATCCTACTTGGACTGCTACACAAGCATTAAGCCCTGAACAGCAACAAATTCTTGATTATCAAAACCAAGCTAGTATTGGTTTAGGCAGACTTGCAGGTCAAGGTTTAGGCTATGTTGAGAATATGTTGGCAAGCCCGTTTGATACAAGCAAATTACCAAGCACAGGGTTTAATCCTAGTCAGTCTTATCAAGATGCTTATATGCAACGCCTTGCCCCACAAATGGCACAAAGTAAAGAAAGATTAGAGCAACAATTAGCCAATCAAGGTATTCAACTAGGCTCTGAGGCTTATGACCGAGCCATTCGCAATTTTGACCAAAAACAAAACGATTTATTGCTAGGTGCAACAACACAAGGATTTGATGTTGGAAATCGTGCAAGAGCATCAGCTTTTGGAGAATTAGCATATCAAAGAAATGAACCAATTAATACTTTATCTGCGGTTCGTACAGGTTCACAAGTACAAGGCCCACAATTTGTTAATTCGTTTAACCAAGCAACAACGCAAGGCCCTGACTTATTGGCTGCATCACAGATGGGATACAACGCCCAAATGGGTGACTTTAACGCTAAACAAGCCGCCCAAGCTAACCTAAATCAAGGATTAATGGGGCTTGCTGGTGCTGGAATTATGAAATATTCCGATATGCGTTTGAAAGAAAATATTAAACCTGTAGGAATAATGGCTAACGGGTTGACTCTTTACAGCTTTGAATATGTTGATGAGGTCAAATCTCACCCATTAGCAGGTGATGGCATCCATGTTGGTGTCATGGCACAAGAAGTAGAGCAAGTGTTTCCTTATGCAGTTAAAACCCTCGATGACGGCTATAAAGTCGTAGATTACGGACTATTACCATGAATATGTACAACCCTTACATTCAACAAATGGCTCAACCACAAGACTTAGGTGGGTTAAATCCTGTATTTCAAAACATAGCAAATCAACAAGCCATGCAAAATATGGCTATGCAACAGGCTCAAGGGTTAACACAAGATGCAGGGCGTACAGTACAAGGTGGTATGAACCCTATGGCTATGGCAATGATGCTACGCAAAGGACAAAGTGACCCTTACGCTAATGCACAAGAAGCTATGAAAAAATATGGTGCAGAAAATGTTTATGGATTTGGTGGTCAAGGTACTGTACCTACCCAAATTACAGGGCAAGACCAATATGAGCCTATTAAAAATATGCCATCGGTAGGTGCTTATGGTCAACTTATTCCAAGCAATTAAGGACTAAACATGGCACAACCAATGCTCAATCTAGGTGGCAATTTAAGCCCCGAACAACAAATAGAACAGCAACAAATTGCTCGCCAACAGAGAATGGCAGAGTTGTTGATGCAACAAAGTCAGCAAACGCCACAAGGACAGATGGTAAGTGGGCGTTATGTTGCACCTAGTTTTTTTCAATACGCTGCACCTTTATTGCAAGGCTATGTAGGTAGAAAAGAGTTAGAAAAGGTTGAACAACGCCAATTAGATTTAGCTAAACAGCTACGAGCAGACGAAATATCTGCTATGACTGATTATATGCAACAAAAACAAGGCAGACCCGCTCAACCTGCGCCTGCTGGCTACGAATTAATTGATGCTGGAACGCCAGCCATACCTGCTAACCCACAAGTTGCATTAGCAAATCTTTATACAAATCCAAGAGCTACGCAAGCACAAAGACAATTTGCTTTACAAAAAATGAACGAAGGCCCAATGAAAGTAGGTGCTGAGGATGTATTACTTGACCCAACTACTTTAAAACCAATTTATCAAGGTGCTGGGAAACCTACAACTGATATGCAAAACTTTGAGTTTGCTAAATCACAAGGGTTTAAAGGCACATTCAATGACTATAAACAACAGATTACTCCCGCAGATAGAGAACGATTAAATCTTGACAGAGAAAAGTTTGAATTTGATAAATCAAATAAAGCAGGCGGTAAAGACCTAACTGAAGCACAAGGCAAAGCATCTGCTTTTCAAAGCCAAATGGTTTCTGCTAGTAACGCAGTTAAAAATCTTGAAGCTGGTGGATTTGACCCCACTTCATTTAGAAGTCAAACTGCGGTTAAATTAGCTGGAGGTACTGCTAATCCACTTGTACCTGTTACTGCTCAACAATATAAACAAGCACAAGACCAATGGTCAGAAGCGTATCTACGCTTTAAAACTGGTGCTGCCGCTACTGAGCCTGAAGTTACTAGAAACAATAGAACATTCTTTCCTGTATTTGGTGACAAACCTGACCAAATTGCTCAAAAAGCTCTTGCTAGAGAACAAGCTGAACGAGATATTGGCATTGCCGCAGGGCGTGGTGCTGGTTTAGGGGCACAACCAGCTATTCCAACTGCAAAACCTGAAGTTAAACCAACTAATATGCCAAGCCAATCTGCCATCGATGCCGAACTTAAGCGTAGAGGACTAAAGTAATGGATTTATCCAAACTTTCTGATGCCGATTTATTAGTTTTAAAAGGCGGTGATTTAACCAAACTTTCTAACGAAGGTTTAATTTCTTTACAACCTACACAAGCACAACCTACTCAATCAGAATTTGCTGAAACGGGTGGTGGTGCGGTTGTTGGTAGACCTGTTCGTGGGGTGCGTTTAAATGTACAACCTGAACCTAGACCATTAGAGTCGTTTATGGCAGGTGCTACTCGTTCTGCTATTGACCCATTATTAGCTGTAGCTCAAGGCGTTACAGGTGGGCGTGGTGGCGTTAGTGATGCTGTAAAGCGTTTAGCCCAAGAATCTGCCCAATATGAAGAAGCCAACCCAGCGTCATATATTGGTGGGCGTGTAGGCGGTGCAATATTGCCTGCTGCTGGTGTAGCTAAAGGAATTGGTGCAATACCTAGTTTTGCTCGTGCCAATCCTTATGTGCAAGGTGCTGGTGTAGGTGCTATTACAGGTGCTATGACCCCCGTAGAAACAGGTGCTACTGGCCCACAAATGTACGAACAAATGGGTCAAAATGTAACTACAGGCGGTGCAATCGGTACGGCTATTCCTGTTATTGGGCGTGGCATACAAGCGGCAGGTGGGGCTATTCGTAGAGGTTTAGGCTTAACTACGGGTGCTGGCGAAGAATCTATATCACAAGCATTACGAGCAGGGCGTGAAGGCAACCAAGCGTTTTTGCAAAATATTCGTGGTGATGTTTCTGCTATGGATGTATTAGACCAAGCTAAAGATGCGTTGGCTAATATGCGTTCTGCTAGAAGTCAGGCTTATCGTCAAGGTATTACTAGCACAATGCCTGACCTTGAAATTCGTGCTGGCAAACCTTTACCTAAAATGCCACCTAAATTAGACTTTGCACCTATTACGGGCAAATTAGATGAGGTTGTAGAAAGTCTTAAAGTTAAAACGCCAGTAGGTAGCGAATTTAAGATTGGTTCTGCTGAAATTAATAAAATTGGCGAATTAGAAGATGTTGTTAATACATGGCGTAAAAACCCCGCTTTGCATACTGCCGAAGGTTTAGATGCCCTTAAACAGCGTTTAGATGCTTTATATCCTGACAGCCCAATGCAAAAGCAAGTACAACGAGCAGTAACTTCTGTTCGCAATACTGTTAAAGATACGATTGTGGCTCAAGACAAAAACTACGCTAAAACAATGAAAGCGTATGAAGAATCTTTAAGCCTTGAGCGTGAAATTGAAAGAGCGTTGTCATTAAATAACAGAAGTGCAGCCGACACCGCTATTCGTAAACTACAATCTTTAACTCGCAATAACGCTAATACTAATTATGGCTATCGCATGGAATTGGCTAAGGCTTTACAAGAACAAGGCGGTCAAGACTTAATGCCAGCATTAGCAGGTCAAGCACTAAGTTCATTTACCCCAAGAGGATTGGCAGGGCAAGGTGCAGCTTTAGGTATTGGTGCTGGCGGTGCTTTAACTGTAAACCCTATGGCATTAGCTGCATTGCCATTAACAAGCCCACGCTTAGTTGGTATGGGTGCTTATGGTGTAGGCAGAGCTACACGAAATATTCCAAAATTAACAGACGCAGAGCTAAGAAATATGGCTCGTATGTTGACTACACAAGGCGTACAAGGAGCAATAAATGAGTAGAAACGGGTCAGGCACATACACACTACCTGCTGGTAATCCAGTAGTATCAGGCACAGTCATTGCGACTACATGGGCTAATAACACCATGAACGATTTGGCTTCTGCTATGACCGACTCGGTTGCCGCAGATGGTCAAACCCCAATGACAGGGCCATTAAACATGAACAGCAACAAGGTAACAAACCTTGCTACTGGAACAATTAGTGGTGATGGAATTAATTTTACCCAATTTAACACCCCTACTTTTGGTGGTGCGGTGGTTTGTTCTTCTACCCTAACAGTTACAGGGGCTACTGTTTTAAGTTCTGATACCACAATGAGCGGTACAGGGCAATTAAAGATTCCTAATGGAACAACTGGTCAACGCTCTGCAACACCAGTTAGTGGAATGATTCGTTTTAACTCTACTTTAAATTCATATGAGGGTTATACATCGTACACAGGTGCAACAATTAGCACCATTACATTTGTTACAACTACAGCTACCTTAACAACTGCAACGGCACATGGTTTAAATACGGGAAATACTGTATTTATTACGGGTACTACCCCTGCCGCCTATAGTGGAACATTTGTTATTACAGTTACGGGAACAACAACATTTACTTATACAATGTTATCTACACCAAGCGGTAACGCTACTGTAATGGGTTCATATGTATATGGTAGTTGGGCACAAATTGGTGGTGGTGCAACAGGTGCAGGTGGTGACCAAATATTCGTAGAGAATGGTGTAACTGTAACGGCTAACTACACATTAAGCACTAACAAAAATGCTATGTCTGTTGGGCCAATTACGATTAATAGCGGTGTAACAGTAACAGTACCAAGCGGACAAAGGTGGGTAATTCTATGAGTCTTATATTACAAGGTTCAACTTCAGGTAGCATTACATTACAAGAACCAGCCGTTGCTGGTACTACTGTAATTACTTTACCTGCTGTAAGTGGTACTTTGCCAATTATTAAAATTGGAGTTACCCAAACAGGTGCAGTTGCAACAGGTACAACTCAAATTCCTTCTGATGATACTATTCCGCAAAATACGGAAGGTGACCAATACATGACATTGGCTTTTACGCCAAATTCAGCAACAAGCACTTTAATTATTCAAGTAACAATTCAAGTTTCAAGTAGTGCTGGCGGTGGAAGAATGACCGCAGCTTTGTTTCAAGACTCGATTGCAAATGGTTTAGCGGCAAGTTGCCAAGGATTTGAAACTGCTGGAAAACCAATGGTAATACCTTTTACTTATTACATGACTGCTGGAACTACATCTTCTACAACTTTTAAAGTTAGAGTTGGTGCTAACACAGCAGGAACTACTACCTTTAATGGTTCTTCAAGTGCTAGGTTGTATGGTGGCATTTATTCTTCCTCAATTATCATTACTGAAATTGCTACCTAATAAGGATAAATTATGGCTGTCACAATAAATGCGAGTACAACCACAGGGCTGGTTCAGAGTGCTGATACAAGTGGAATAATTGAGTTACAAAACAATGGAACGACTAAGCTGACTGTTAATTCAAGCGGAGCAACAATTCCTACTGCTATTGTCACAACGCTATCAGACGGCACTAATAGCACTTCTGCAACTAATCCAATTAAAGGTTCTGCAAAGGCTTGGGTAAGTTACAACTGTTCTACTCAAGTTGTTAATTCTTCTTACAATGTTTCATCTGTAACATATAACGCTACTGGCGATATAACCATAACTTTTACTAATGCTTTTGCAGATACTAATTATTGTGTTACTGGGGGTTGTAGTGGAGATTATTCTGCAACTAGAGCGGGAATTTCTACATTAAATCGTATTGCTAGTACAGGGGCAGTTTCAGCACCAACTACAACAACAATAAGAATAAATGCAGTTAATGATGCTGGTACTGCTTTTAATGCTGCCTATTTAAACATTCAAGTAACTAGATAAGGACTCAAAATGTCACAAGTAATTATATTTACAAACGCTACTGGCGGTGTTTCCGTTTGTACTCCTACTGGCGAACTGCCTATTGAGCAGGTGCAAGCAAAAGATACCCCCGTTAGTTCTTTAATTGTTGATACTTCTGACCTGCCAACAGACAATGACTTCTTTAATGCTTGGGAACTTAATGGCACGACTGTTACGATTAACTTTGACAAAGCCAAAGCGATTACTAAAGACCGATTAAGAGCAGAGCGTACACCTTTATTGCAAGCCCAAGATGTAGCGTTTCAGAGAGCATTAGAGTCGGGTGCTGATACGACTGCTATCGTAGCTGAGAAGCAAAGACTCAGAGATATTACTCAACTAGCTGACCAAGCCACAACGCTTGAGCAGTTAAAACAAATAGAGGTTTAATATGCCAGTAATTATTGATGGTACAAATGGTGCTGGCGTTCCAGTTGTAACAACAACACAAAAAAATGCACTTACTGCGTCAGCAGGATACATTGTGTTTGATAGCACTTTAGGAAAACTTTGTGTTTACACAGGTTCTGCTTGGCAAACAATAACATCAACTTAAATAGGTAATTTATGTTTATCATTGATTGGGTTTTTGATAAGATGGGTTACACCAAAAAGGTACATTGGCTTACTATTCTCAATGATTGGCAAGGCGAAGTTAAAGCCACGCCCAAAAAACCTGCGGTTAAAAGAAAACCTGCTGTTAAAAAGACTACAGTTAGGAAGAAAAATGTCTAACGAAATCCAAAAAGAAGTAGTTAAAGAAGCCATTAAAGAATGGTTAAATGAGAAAGTAAGCCAGTTTGGTTGGTTCTCACTACGAACATTGTTTTATGTCTTTGTAGGTGGTCTAGGTTATGCCTACCTATCTACTCATGGGTGGTCGTTACCTAAGTGATTATTGAAACTATCATCGGGGCTTTAGTCCCAGTAGGCGTAGAAGGAATTAAACAGCTTATAGGGCGTTTTAATGGTGGAGTTCGCCCAACCACCATTTCAGAGCAGATTCAGCTTGATAACAGCGAAATAGCTCGTTTAGAAGCCCTTGCCAAGCTCGATAACCCGTTTGGTCAACCTAGCCAATGGGTTATAGATTTAAGAGCGTCTAGCCGTTATTTAGGGGCTTTAACAGTCATTGTGGTGGGTCTTTCTACCCTATTTTTACCTGTTGACCAATATGTTCAACGCATAGGTTTGGAAGCTGCCAACATAGCCTTTGGATTCTTATTTGGTAGTCGCATTATGGCAAACCTGAAAAAATGAACCGCATGGTTAGGCTATGAGCCGATTTGAGGAGTGTTTAAAACGCATCCTAAAGCACGAGGGCGGTTTTGTTAATGACCCCCTAGACTCAGGCGGTATGACTAACCTAGGCGTTACTAAGCGTGTTTGGGAAGAATTTGTGGGGCATCCTGTATCCGAAGCGGATATGCGAGCTTTGACCCCCGAAAAAGTCGGCTCAATGTATAAATTAAAGTATTGGAATCCCAGTTATTGTGAAGTTCTACCGAAAGGCTTAGATTATGTGGTATTCGATTTTGCCGTTAATGCAGGCACAGGCAGAAGCGTTAAGACGCTACAACAGGCAATCGGATGCGTTAGTGATGGAGTTATCGGGCCTAAGACTATGGCAGCAATTAATGATGCAAACCCTAAAGACCTTATTGCAAAGTTTTCAGACGCTAGGGCAGATTTCTACCAAGGCATAGTGGCAAGAAAACCCGACCAAGCTCGCTTTATTAAAGGTTGGCTTAATCGGGTTGAGGATGCTAGAAAACTAGCTCTTGAGGAATATAACCATAACGACAAACAGACTTAGCACTAATAAGGCTTTTTCTGTCCAATAAACCCTGTTAAGACGGGCTGGGTCGTGAATTAAATAAGACTGAAGCTCAAGCATATCGGTGTCTTTTTCAACATACTTAGGTGGCACATAATACTTACCAATACTGACTTTGCCGTTGTTGTATGGAATGTTCATAAATACCCACCTAAAATATAACCTAGAGTTGTACAAGCTACTGCAAATAACACAAATAGAATTGTAGCTACAAATAGGTTCATTTTTCCCCCGCTAAAGTTATAAACCTTAAAGCAATAAATAATTTTCTTTCTAACTGTGCAATTTCTATGTTTTTATCTAAAATTTCCATAGTTTTTTCGTCTAATTGGCCTTTTACTTCTCTAAGCTCTTTGTTTAATTGCTTAATTTGACTATTTATTTTCATGAGTTCACCATATCGTTAATTGCTTCTTGGATTTGTTCAAAGATTGGGTTATTAACGACCATCTCATAGATGCTAATGCCACCTACTTCTAAGTCCTCAATCTCAACATAATTGCCCATAATGCCCACATCAGGTTCAGAAGGACATTCTGTGCCATATACATCAACAGGCGTATCGCCAATCGTTACAGTACCAATCATATTACCCCCTAGTAAAAGATTTTATAGCGTGGATGGCAAGTCACCTCAACGGGTACAGTCGTAGTAACCCCGTTAATCTTGCGTCTAGCCTCAATCACTACTGGTCTTGTGTTGGCTGATTCACATTCATTAATAGCCAAGATAACCTGACTACGAGTCATGTGAAAAACAGTCTTATCTGTTTCTAATGTAGCGTTAGGTGGCTCAAACGATGAACAAGCCCCTAATAATGCGGTTGATAGTGCGATTGCGTATTTCATGATATTCCCCCAGTTCTCCACACATAAACAATAGCAGGTATGCCAAATGCTAATAGACCTGCTAGTACACCTAATAAAAAGTCTTTCATAAATCCCCCTTAGTTAAACAACGATTAAATATTAAGCCAACTTAACATATAGTGCAACTAGGTATTTTCCCTAATGTATGGATATACAGCATAAAAGGTGGGGTGGCCCTCTGTGTGAAGGAGATTGTGGCAGGGGGATTGCCGCCACCCCGTAATCATTATAGTTTATTCTTTGCCCGATAAAACGCCAAAAGATGCGTAAAACAATCCCACCCGATTCGCAGGTCATCTTCAGGTATCTCGACTAGTTTAGCCTTATTTTGTAGGGCGTTGACATAAACAATCGCACACCGAGCTTTGGGCATCTCAAACCCTTGTCGGTAAGCCGCCAGTTGCATTTGGTGGTCGAAAAAGTAATCGAGCTTGTCTAGGTCTTTTTCAGTCGTTTTAAAGTCAACCACAAAGCCTGACTTGGCAACTAGGTCGCATTTACCGCCAAACCCACCATAAGCAAAGGACTTCTCAGAAATCCATAGCTGTGAGCCAAAATGCTCGTTTATGGCGTTTTCTACGGCTCGGACATAGGGTGGTAGCTCAGGGATGTAAATACCCTCGTAGAAGGCTTCTATGACCCCATGTATCTGCGTTCCCCGTTCTGCTGCTTGCTTGGCAGTTTCCTTGCTATCAGCAACGACCCGACTTAGCCAATCTTCCTCAGATTCACCCTCTAAGCGAGGTAATGTAAGAGCGGCAAGTATGGCTTGTTGTTGTTTCCATACATCCAATGCGGGTTTTGACGCACAACCAATAATTGTGGTAACTGAGGGCAATAAGCCATGTTCTCTTGCGTCTTTGACAGTTGAGTTTCTTTCTTTGCCATTCTTGCCAATGACCCGATAGGCTGGACTGCCATTGGGTAAGTACCAATGACCACTCTCACTCGTATTCTCTTTCACTAACATACATCCCCCTGTTAAACATTACATTAACTGTAGCACAGCGATTCTATCGTCTGAGTTTTTAACCCTGTCGGCACAAGCCTGAACCACAGTCTTAATGACAGTTTCCAAGTCATCTTGAGCAAATCCAATGATGGGTACTTCCTCATCGTAGCCCCGTTCTTGAAAGGTCTTGACTGTATATTTTTGGTCAATAAAGTCTTTAATTATGTGGTTCATAGCTCGCTCCTAAAGGTTACCCCCTAAAATGGAACATCGTCATCAATAATTGCTGCGTCTTGCAACTTCTTATTTACATCGGTAAAAGTGTTGCGGTACTCGGCTGACAGCATGATTTGGTCTTTTAAACCTTGCGATAAGCTGTCAAATACTTCTTGGTCAAACTTCTGCAAGTCAAACAATACGCATGGGTTTACGCCCTGTGGTACACCCGCTTTTTGTACGATTGCAGGAACTGGGGTAATAGCCACCGCATCAGCGTAGGTATTGCCGTTATTGGCAGTCCTGTGTTGAACAGTAACCATGCACCATTTGTCTAACAAATTGCGTAAATCAAAGCCACGCAACTCATCATCGGTAAATGATTTGCCACGCCAAGATTCCAAGTCTTTCCGTAAAGAAGCCTTATCGCCTAGCGATAGCGTGTAGTTGCGTGTTTGGATAAGGGGTTTGCCCTCAATCTTTAAATCATCCCCATGCAATTCCCAAAAGAACTTGACCTTGCGTAGCATTTTGACTTGACCCATGTACTCGGACTTCTGAGTCCCAAGGTCAATTATTCGGTATAAACGAGCTAGGTGCGACCCTACTGGGGCTACCTTAAACTCTTTTTTTTCTGTAGTTGTGCCTGTCACAATCATTGTTTCCCCCCAAAAATATTAGAAAAATCGTCAAAAATCGTACCCAAAATGGGGCTAATCCTACGCTTATTGGGTAAGCCACAATGAAACCTGATTAGGTCAATTTCTGCCAATGTCAACATATCACCATCTTCTGCCTTATCTAAAGCTATATTTAGGCGTTCTTGCTCTGCCATCATTTCGTTATGTAATTCCTGTAAGTCATCCATAATCATCTCCAAAAGTAAACAGCTTATGCTGTACCACCATATTAAGCCAATTTAAGCGTTTGTGCAAATTTATTTGTAAGTGTTGGATAAATGTGACTATTTAATGTTAAGATAATTGAATGAAGAAAAAAGTGTTTACCGATAGCCAAATTATCGAGTTACTGGGTGGGCCTACCAAAATAGCCAAAATCTGCAAAATTAGCGTACCTGCGGTGTCTATGTGGAAAAACTCAGGTATTCCTGCCGATAAAATGGTTTATTTGGGGGCTTTGTTAGAGCAAGAATCCAAAGGATTGGTAAGCCGCAAAGACTTATTTCCTGACTCATTTCACTTAATTTGGCCTGACCTTAACAAGGAAAAACTATGACAACAACAGTCGCAACCATTAAAGTAACTGTAGATGGGCTTGTAGCCCATTTGGATATTGAAGGCGAGGGTAATGCCCTTTTATTTGCAAAGTTAATTACAACCCTTGTAAAACAGCTTGAAGAAGAAACAACAATACAATTATCAAAAATTAGCACACAACAATAATTTGTTTTATACTGTAGGGGCAGAGTGATACCTGTTTGTTGCAATCCACAAGACCCTATAGGGTAGCTTTGAGCATTTAGCAAAAGTCGTGGATTCTTTTGTTAAGTGGTATCAACTTAGAGCTACCTTATGGGGTTTTTCTATTTCTGCGAGTGAGGAAAGAGAAAACACCAGTTTTCTTGATTAGAGAGTTGATGTTTTCTTTTTCTTCTTTGTTTTGGTCTTTCCTGAATTGTCAGGGTATCTTCTCAAATCTTGGGGGGGTAGGGGGGGTTTGTAGTTTTGTTTCTTGTTTTTCTTTTAAGGTGAACTATCTATATGGGTAGAGAACAACAGAACTTAATACTTATTAATAAATTTAACCTTCTTGTTTTAGGAAAAGAACACAGTCAATTTGAAGGTGTATCACCATATGATTTATGCGTTAAAGCATTAGGAAAAATTGGCATTTTTCGCAACAACACAAATCCTCGTAAATTTGTCAAAAAAAATATTGGCACAATCGAAACTTACCTTGTGCGCCAAAAAGAAATACATAAACCCGAACCGCCAGTTACAAAGTCTAAAAGCTATGTCATACGCAAAATAACCTTTGACTTAGAAGAAAAACCACGCCAAATAACCCCTAAAAATTTATCGTATTTACAAAAATTGCCCTCAAAAGTTGAGGTTACCAAGCCCAACAATGTAGCTAGTGCTGCGTTCTTAAAATCTTACGAATGGCGTAAATTAAGAATGGAAGCATTAATTAAATATGGCCGCAAATGCCTTTGTTGCGGTGCTACGCCTGAAAACGGGGCAACTATGAATGTTGACCACATAAAGCCTAGAAAAACGCACCCTGAGCTTGCTTTAGATATAAACAACTTACAAGTTTTATGCCATGAATGTAATCATGGTAAAGGCAACTGGGATACAACCGATTGGAAAACAATCAATACATAAAGTTATATAAAAGTTACATTAACCGACTTTATGTAACATATAAGGGAAAGTACCTATATAATTAATTATTAAGTAAACTTAACCTACAGGCTTTACGGGGGATTCAATGACATTTTTAGTAGCTAACATACCGCCAGTAAAATGCTTTGTACGCAGGGAGTTTCTTTATAACCACGAGTCAGGACAAGGAGAACTAGAACCTTGTGTATGGATGACCGCCAAGGCTATTAAGGGTCAAGCATTTCGTATAGAGTCTATGTTGACTGAGTATGGTGCGCTTTACGACAAACTGCCAATTCATGCTTATGTGTGGAAGCCAGTAGAATCATTACTTCCCTTAGACCACCTACAGATATGGGATTGCCTGTCATACGATATGGCGGTGATTGAGAAGTCTAATTTACGAGGTCTAAAAGTGAAGTTTTTTGGTAAAGACAAACAGTTTCACTTTGGTAATTACCTGTTCACGATTGACTTTGCCAGCCCTGAAGCTAACCGCTTGGATACGAGCTTTAGCGAGGGGGTTGAGGAACATAAGTCGTATAACTTTATTAAGCTAGATAACGGGCAGTTTGCCTGCCAGCCCAATAACAGATGCCTTTGGTACGATGTATCGCTTGTGCCTGCTGTATTAAAGACTCCCGACTTTAAAATACCTACCGAGGTCTATAGCGTTGAGAACCACGCTAAATGGGCTGCCAAAGATGAATGGTTCTATAACTTTGACGCATTATGAGTTCTTGGTTAATTATTGTGACGGGGCTTATTTATGCCTATATAGGTATAGAACAAGGCTTTAAAGGTAATACAGCTATGGCAGTTGTATATAGCGGTTATGCTTTTAGTAATATTGGACTTTATATACTTGCAACAAAATAGGGGGATGTGTGGATTTTGAAAAGTTTTGGGTAAATTGGCCCAAAAAGGTCGCAAAGAAAAAAGCTGAGATTGCTTGGAAACGATTGACTGACCTTGAGCAGCGTGAAGCCTTAGAAGCCTTGCCTAAACACCTTAGACATTGGCAGCTTAAACGCACCGAAATAGACTATATCCCGTACCCTGCTAGTTGGTTAAACGCTGCACGATGGGAAGATGTTTTAGACATGACCCCAGTTAAAGAAAAAGTGGACAGGTCTTGGATGTTTAGCCAACAAGGTATTGAAAACAAAGCTCGTGAACTAGGAGTCTTAGGTAACGGCTACGATAGCTACGAAACTTTAAAGAAGAAATGTATGATGCGAATGGGTATGGAGATTGACTGAACACCAATACCAATGTGCAGTACGGCAGTTATGCAAGTGGCGTAGTCAATGGGGGTTAGCAAAGTTTAGGGAATACCTATCAAAATACCAAATTGATAGTAATTTACTTAAAGGCTACGCTGACCAATATGGTAAAAAAAACAGAGGTAATTGGGGGGAATGGAAATGAAAGAGTATGACCCACACGAAGCAATAGACTTTATATTTAAAACCGCACCGCTATACGCTAAAGCAAGCGGTGAACTAGCCCAGCTTGAGAACTTTAGGCATAGTCTTAAAGCCATTAAGATGTCGCAAACCGAAGAGCAGTCGCTAGGGGCACAGGAACGGGAAGCCTACCGCAGTCCTGAATATCAAGATTTATGCAAAGCCATAGGGGTAGCGGTAGAACAAAAAGAAGCTTTGAGATGGCAATTAGAAGCCGCCAAGATGCGAGTAGATATTTGGAGAACTGAACAAGCATCAAACAGAAACTTGGAGAAAATAACACGATGAGAGGATTTGCAGAAGTATTCCTAGACTTAACCCGCACCATTAAACGGGTGCATGAACTTAAACTTAAAAATGACCATACCGAAGCCTATTTATTAAGTTGCGATATAACTGACTATGCCCAAGAACTAGAGGATGTACTGCAAAAAGATGCAAACATTCAATAAGATAATGCGTAACGCTTTTGCATCACACATTGACTATGGTGCGTTCAAAGGCTTAATACCTACTAACCAAAACTTCTGCCCTAGTAACATAGATGGGATTGCAGAGCGTAATGGTAAGTTTTTGGTGATGGAGTGGAAACGCCCCAATGAAAAGGTTAGCGAGGGTCAAAAACGCCTATTGCAAGCCTTTGCTAAAACGCCTAACTTTACAGTCGTTATTGTGCAAGGCAACACAGATAACCAATTAGTTATAGAAAACTTTTGGCAAGTCCAACCCTTTGGATGTACTAAACTAGGCAACGGGGTTGACGAATTTAAGGCTTTCTATCTAATGTGGTACGACTACGCTAATGAACAAAAAGGATAAAAAACGCCATGACGATATTGCAAGACTTGGTTGCGTCTTATGCTACCACATGGGCTACCATGACACCCCCGCAGAGCTTCACCATGTCAGACGATTCGGTGGAAAGCGGTCAGAAGCACCAATACTCCCCTTATGTACCGAGCATCACAGAGGTGCTACAGGTGTGCATGGACTCGGAGCAAAGGCTTTTGAGAGATACCACGAAGTTGAGTTCGATACCTTACTAGGTATAGTTAAGGCTAGGCTACAACTCTAGCGGGTCAAAGCCAAATTCTTCAGCTACCATACGGCAACGCCTACGAAATTCTTTGCCATGTGACATCCATTTATCGCCATTTTGACGATAAAAACTCAGGTGAACGCACTCATGCGATAGCGTGGTTAAGATTGTCATCAGGTGACCGCATCGAGCCGAAGAAATAGTAATTGTATGTTCGTAATCTTCACCAGTATCGTAAAGGTATGTACCCATAACATCAGGGTCATGCGTTATTTGAAAGTCAATTTCTTCAGGTAAAGGTAAATCCCACTTAGAAAAAGGGTAGCAACAATATAAAGCACTATACAAATTGCGAACAATCTCAGGCGTTATTTTCATTAGTATAATTTCTTGTTGCAATACACAAAAACAACTCCAAGCCTACTTTTAAAAATATAGTCTTCACCTACAAAAGTAAACCACCAAAATCGCTTTGTAAGCCAAAGTTGCAAATCTAACCAATAAATAGATATGTGCTGTAAAGGATATTTCATACTTCTAATATTTCACCACGAAACTCAACCTCGTTTTCTCCGCAAACCTGAATCATCTCAGGCATTAAAAGTCTGCCACGCTCCCACGAAGCCATGACAAACCCTTGCCGCCAATCCTTTGCGTTATCTTCTGTGTAGCTAAAACTTTCTGCGTTGACATCGGCTAAAGTGCCTGTTTGTACACCCCAGTAAGTCTTTTGGTCAAAGGTTGATATAGGACTTAAAGTCAAGACATGGGTATGACCAGTAAAGATATTACTAAAGCTGGCTTGGACATTGTTGTAGCCTGCGTACCTACCGCCCTTATGCCTGTGTTTAATTACAGTATCCTCATTAACCCAAAACGACCAACAGGTTTCCCAATGGGGAAAATGGTACTTGAGGTTAAACCCATCCACCCCCGAAAACTCAGGGGCACGAGATACCAAAGCCGACTCATAACGCATATCGTGATTACCTAGAGTCCATATTAGCCTACAGCCCGCAGGTCTAACCTTTTCAATGGCATCTAAATGCGTTTTACAGTAGTTTAGTTCGTCTAATACGCTAGGTTGGCGGTCATAGTTAATCTTTGGGAATCGGCTCAGTACAGCCCCGTCAAAGGCATCTCCATTGCAAATGCAAGCAACAGGCTTGAAATGTTCTATAAATTTAATTAATGCCTTAAACCCTGTTGTAGTGTGGTCAGTAAAGTGGGCATCCGAAAATATGATGACTCGACCCTTTTCTAACTCCATACCCCGTCTAACGCTATGGGTGGTGGCATCTAGGCGTTCTTGCAGTAATTCTTGGCGTTTTGCCTTGTCAGCCCTAGCTCTTTCAATATATTCTTTGCTTTTTTCTTGCTTATAACTAAGGTCGGTTACTAGCGTTATATTCTGCCTAATCTCTACTGACCGCCTACGATTCATAACGGCACGAACACCAATCCCTAAATGTTCTGCTAATGCTGTCGGGCTAGGATAAGACCGCCACTTCTCTATAAATTCGTCATCACTAATGTAATCACCATACTGATTTTTAGCCATATAAGACCCTAATCGTGATAAAGTTAGCATATATTAACCGATTACTGTTAAAAAACAATGGCATACGCAAGAAGAACTGACGCAAATCAAGCAGAAATCGTTAAAACTCTACGAGAAGCTGGTGCTGATGTGTACGACTTATCAAAAGTTGGCAAAGGAATCCCCGATTTACTGGTAACTTTTAATGGTGAAACTATCTTGATGGAAGTCAAGCGTGACGCTAAAGCTAAATTCACCGCAGAACAATTAAAGTTTATAGCTAATTGGAAAGGTGGGCCACTTAGTCGGGTAGATAGCCCCGAATCTGCATTAAGAGTGATTGGATTAATCCCAAAATACGACTATAATCAATAAAAACAAGGAGTTTGCATGGAAAATTGTGCTTTATTTGTAGCTACATTACTACATTCTGCGACTAATACGCATTTCTTCCATTTCACAACGGATTCCTATTCACGCCACAAAGCGTTGCAAAAATACTACGAAGCTATTGTAGATTTAACTGACAGCTTTGCTGAATCCCACGCTGGTATCTATGGTAAGTTCACCGCATTTCCAAATGTATACCACCAGCCCAAAGACCCTTTACGCTACATGGAATCTTTACAGAATTTTGTTAAAGAAGCCCGCCAAGATTTACCGCAAGATAGCGAACTACAGAACATTATTGATGAAATTGCCGACTTAATTAACACTACGACCTACAAGTTAAAGTTCTTAAAATGAGCCGCCAAGACCAAATTCGTGCTGCAATAGAGAAGCAGATACCCAAGACTACGACAGGTAAGGGTAAGAACTATCTGCCTACCGACCAAGGGGCTGGTATGACCGCCAAAGGTCGTGAAGCCTACAATCGCAAGAACAACGCCAATTTAAAAGCCCCCGCCCCAAATCCTAAGACTGATGCCGACAAAGGCAGAAAAGCTAGTTTTTGTGCAAGAATGGGCGGAGTAGTAAAAAACAGCAAAAACGCTGAACGAGCAAAAGCATCTATGAGGAGATGGAACTGTGGCTAAAACTTGCTTTAAATGCAAAACTAGCTACGAAGATGCTTTGTTTTTTAAAAGCACTAACACGCCTGATGGTTTACATAGTTGGTGCAAAATGTGTTGTAAAGCCAACCAAAAGAAATATGTTGACCTTGTAAATTCTTGCATTGAAACTCGTGCAAAGATATTCTTACGCAACGCCAAAAATAGTGCAAAAAAGCGTAATCAAGAATTTTCCTTAGAAATCAAAGATATAACTAAGTTTTGGGAAAGCCAAAATAAGATTTGTGCTTACTCAGGTTTAGAAATGACGCTAGAAGCTGGCAAATTAAACACAGTTTCGATTGAGCGTATAGATAGTGCCAAAGGTTACACAAAAGAAAATACAATATTGGTATGCCAAGCTATTAACCGCATGAAGTCCGATTTTGCTTACGAGGACTTTTATATGCTTTGTAAGAGTGTGGCTGAGTTTTTGGGTGACGATGAACTTAAATTAGCCGTAGGAGCTTACAAATGAAACATGGTTTATATGCTGCAATTCACGCCAAACAGAAACGCATAGCTGCGGGTTCAGGCGAAAAGATGAACAAGGTTGGTAGCAAAGATGCTCCTAGCAAGCAAGACTTTATTGAGTCGGCTAAGACGGCAAAACCGCCCAAAAAGACTAGAAAACAAATGCTTACCGACAAAATGAAGGATATGTAATGAAAACTAAAGAACCAAAAAAGCTAGACTTCTCAATGAAGGGTGGTAAGCCCAGTAAGTTAGTAGGCAACGAAGAAAAACGCATGAAGCGTAAAGCTGCTTTGCTGACACACTTTAATAAGTTCCAAAAGGACATAGCTTGATATGGCTAGTTTGGCTGAAACACTACGCCAAGCAGGATATGTAACACCACAGGGAGTTACAGGCCCTAACGCACCTCTAGCCCGACAATTAAAGAATTATGTAACTAATGTAATCCCAACAGCCGCACAAAATCTAGCCCAACAACGGGCTGATATAGACGCTTCTTTAACAATGGGTGACCAAGGCATACAGATAGGCGATAGAGAAGCCTTTGAACGCCAAATGGCTCAAGTACCTAATTTGATGGGATTGACCGCTTATCATGGCACACCCCACACTATTAAAGGTAAGTTTGACATTAGCAAGGTAGGAACTGGCGAAGGAGCACAGGCTTATGGGCATGGTATGTACTTTGCTGAAAACCCAAGTGTTGCTGAAACATATAAACGGGCTGGCGGTGGGTTAGAAATTAAATATCCTAAACCATTGGAAGAATTAGGAATAAATCCAAATGTTGTAACACATAGTATGGATTTTGATAACCCTTTAAATCAAGGTTTGGGAAGAATTGCTAAAGGATTGCGAACAGTTACTTTAGATTATCCTGATGTGCCTGTAAACAAATCATTGGTAAAAGAACACTTTGATGAATATATTCGTTTATTAGATGACAAATACCCTAAAGAAGCCGCCCAAAAGAAAGCATTGCAAGATTTAGTGGCTAAAGAAGGCTATCCTGAAATTGGGTTTGGTGGCAATCTATACAAAGTAGATATACCTGATGCAGACATTCCTAATATGTTGGATTGGGATAAACCTTTTAGTGAACAAAGCAAAACAGTTCAAAAAAGCATTGTTAGTGACCCATTATTTAATGAATATGTAAATAACATAATGGGAAAACCAATAACATCTCTTAGCGGTAAAGATATTCAAAAAATGAGGTTGGGTTATGAAGCAGATTTAAGTAAATCAACCCAAGATGTTAGTGCTAAAGCTACTAATTGGTTTAAAAATTCAGGCATTTCAGGAATACGGTACTTAGACGAAGGCAGTAGAGGTGCAGGTGGTGGCACAAGCAACTTTGTAGTATTTGAGCCTAGCAATGTAAAGATACTAGAACAAAACAGCAAGCCATTAACCCGCAAAGAAATATTAGAGCAAGAACTAAAAAAGGTAGTAGAATAAACCCTAACTTAATCAATCACTTGGATAAGTATGGAAAATAAACAATTAAAGAATATTAAAGGGGCAGGCAGACCTGCTGGTAGTCCTAACAAATCAACCGCATTGGCTAGAGAAGCCATAGCAAGGTTTGTTGATGGTAATAGCTATAAGCTCCAAGAGTGGTTAGATAGCATCGCTAAAGACCCTAAATACGGCCCTAAACACGCATTTGACTGCTTTATGCAAGTGGCTGAATACCATGTACCTAAACTAGCCCGTACTGAACATACTGGTAGCGAAGATAAACCTATCCGTTATGTGGTTTCATGGAAGAAGTAGCAGACTTTACTGATGTCAAAATAGAACTATATAAGCCTAGAGATGTATTCCTAGACTTCCATGACCGCCAACAACGATGGGCTGTCATCATTGCCCACCGAAGGGCTGGTAAGACTGTAGCCTGTATTAACGACATTCTTTGGCGAGCCTTGACCGAAACTAAGGAAAATGCCCGATATGCCTACATTGCCCCGTACTATGCTCAAGCTAAGTCTATTGCTTTTGATTACCTTATGCAGTTTAGTGAGCCTGCTAGGGTCAAGCATAATGTGTCTGAATTGTGGGTCGAGCTATTCAACGGGGCTAGAATTCGTTTGTTTGGTGCAGAAAATTTCAATTCTCTTAGGGGCTTGTACCTAGATGGCGTAGTGCTTGACGAATACGCTGATATGAAGCCTAGTGTTTGGGGAGAGATTATTCGACCCCTATTGGCTGATAGACAGGGTTGGGCTACCTTTATCGGTACACCGAAGGGTCACAATACTTTTTACGACATATACCAGTACGCCACGATTAATAAGAATGAATGGTATAGCTCTATGTTACGGGCTAGTCAAACCCAATTAATCTTACAGGCTGAATTAGATGATGCTCTAAAGTCTATGTCTGTCGACCAGTATCAACAAGAATTCGAGTGTTCATTTGAGGCATCCATAGTCGGGGCTATATATGGCACAGAGATGCGACTATTGACCGATGCAGGGCGTATTACTAAGGTTGAGTGCGATAACCTATTCCCTGTCCATACAGCTTGGGACTTAGGCTATAACGATGCTACAGCTATATGGTGGTATCAGGTCGTACATGGAGAGATTAGAGTATTGGATTACCACGAAGCACATGGGCAACCAATTATCTATTACGCTAACCAAATTAAAGAACGACCATACGAATATGGTACACATTGGCTACCGCATGACGCTAAAGCTAAAACTTTGGCAAGTGGCGGAAAGAGCATAATT